TTTGAAGACGCAAGACCCCACGCTAGGGTTAGATTGTCGTAGCCTAGTTGAGTGGCAGCCTCGTTAAAGTAATCAAGAAAAGATTCCTCTCGCCACTTCGGCTGCTTAACCGCCATTAAACGTTTCTCAAGTAGTTCACGAGAGACTTGAAACTCTCTGGCGCGTCAGTAAACGTTGCCGCCTGCATCAAGTCAGGGAGATACCTCTTCAGGTTCTCAAGATCCTCCGCCGCCCGTGCGCTGTAAGATGGGGGTGCTGCTGCCGCACCGGCACCCGGACCAAAGTTTGCACCCGCTGTTACTGGTTCGTTGGGGCGTTGAGTCTTACTAAAAAGAGGATTCCCGCCAGTCGGTATCCCTGAAGGGGAACCGGCGGAAGGACGCGCCACACGCACCTGTGGGGATGCGGCCATAGGTGCGCTTGCTTGCATATCATTAAAGTCTTGGTTGTCGCCGTAATCCATGCCGGTCATGTCTGCGTTAACCTGCTGTGGGCCACCATCAGTCCTGCGACTGAGTTTACCGGGTCCACTCACAGGGGCCGGGTTCCTAGGCGTACGTTTCCCGCCATGTTGTTCAGCCATTGCCTTCTCCAAATTCTTGTTCCATCAGGAAGATCACGTTAGGATCAATAAGTTCTTTAGAGGGGCGGTTACCCGGCTCTTCCTCTTCTTCTTCGTCGTCTTCCTTCTCGTCAGGATCTGACTCAATGTCGCCTTGGTCAATCTCGTCCTGCATGAAACCGTACTGGACTAGCGTCGAAACGCTGTCATCAAGTAGGCCCTTCATGCGTCGTGTCATGTCATCAGCAACATCAGGGGACCAAGCCACCCCGTCGGCTACAATAGCCAGAGAGAGATCAAGGAAGTTGACGTGAATGCCTATATCGTTTCGTGTCATTGCTAACAACTCCCTTGATCGTCTTCTCGGATTGAACTACTTTGTTCCTTTGGTACCTTTGCCGCCGGGTGCGCCGAACTTAATCTTGTCCCAGTCGGTGCTCTTAGCACCGGGTGCGCCTTGTACTGGTTGAGCCACATTGGGCTTACCGTGTGTTCCTTTGTTTGGTTGCATTACTCATCCTTAACTTGTCGGGTGGTTCGATCTCAATAGCCGGATTGTTCTTTAATCTTCTTCATCTTGGCGGCTTCTTTCGCTCGCTCTTTTGCCTTATCTACAGGCTTAGCGGCTTTCTCTTTATAGGCGTTATCCATTTTTTTGATCTTGGCTTTCCGGTCGGCTTCCTTCTTGGCGTTTGCTCTGCCTTGAGGGGTAGTGTCAGGACGCGCTTTCAGATTCACCTTAGGCTTATTCTTCTTCTTCTTCGCTGGTGCAGCCATTACTTCCGCCATTCGTTAGCGTTATCCGCCGTAGTCGTTTTAACATTGGGCATTACGTAGGAATCCTCTGGGTGGTTACCATCGCCACCCATTTCGCTCGTTGGGTCCATCCAACATCCACAAGAAATACACATAACTAACTCCTCCTATATCGCTTGCTTGCGTTGAACGCTAGCCTGCAAGTTTGGTTTACCTTGAGAGCCGATAGAAGCCATCAAGTTCATAAGGTCTGGGCGGCCACCTTCGGGCATGCCTTGCTGTCCGGGTGCCACATCTCTCATCCGTCCACTTTCACGTAGACCTCCGGGAAGATCCTGACCCCCACCAGCCTGCGCCATTTCGTCAGGGGAGCCCAACATGTTGGCTTCCATTCCTGATTCTAACGCTAGTTCTGGTGGGGCAGGTTCTGGTTCTGGGGGTTTGAAGGCCAACTCAATCGCTTTTTCGATTGGTGTGCCCTTCTGCCTCGCAGCAATGACGATACTCATTTGTCTGAGTACCTCGGAGACATCTTGACCTTGCGCGGCTAAAGCAGGAATGCTTTGCGCCAAGCCTGAAACGGCTTGTAGCATAGAGTCGCGCAGGTTCTCGGTGTCTACCTTCATTGATTCTTCACTAGCATCAAGTGCGAATGGCATTTGACGACGAAGGAAGTCTCTGGAAATCAGTTGATCGCCACGGGCTTGCAGCCCGAAGACGAGAGCACGGTTCGGATCTAGCCCCGCCAGTAAACCGTATTGAACGTCTACACTGTAGTCGCCCTTAATATCACGGTCAGGTCGGTACCGGATTTCGTATGGGGCACCATCAGTATTACCGCGAAGTACTTTGGTTTCAGCACCAAACAGTTTCTCGTCAACCATCAACGCTTTGCTCACGAGGCCTTCAAGTGCCTTAGCGAACATTGCTTGACCAGTACGGATCTGCGTGTCGAAGCCAGACATGAGGGCTTGTACGCCCTTGCCTGTGACTACAGAAGCGTCAGTATTGCCACCGCGTACTTCAGGGTAACGTGACCCTTGGCGTAGTTCCTGATCTAGTACGCCTTGTTGCGCGAATGCGCTTGAAGGAACCTCAATAGGTACGCGGCGAACCTTCTCCCCGAATGCTGTTCTAATGACAGCATCTGAGCCGAGGGCTAATTCTTGTGCGTCAGGAGGCAGAACGATAGGTGCCTGAACGCTTTTCTGTGCAGCCTCAAGGCTGAAAAGGGCGAAGCGGGCTTTAGCGACCTGCACTGCGAGAACATCATCGAACTGTCCGTGTGTCTCTGTGTCTACACCGGGGCGGCGAACAAACTCTAGTAGGCATTCCCCTACATAGTTCTTAACTTTCTCAAGAACGAGACCCTCGCGGGTTGGGCAGAAGATAACATCTACGTCTTTGTCGTGGTATCGAACCACTTCAATCATTTCAAGTCCAGTAGACTGCTGCTTCAGGACGCTTTCAGCGTCAGGATACATGGCAACAAGTTCGTCACGGTTCTTGTAGAAAGAAAAATACCCCGCCTTAGTGTTACCCCAACGGTCAAAGACCGGGTATGCGCCGATAGAATCTAGGAAGGTGATGCGTGGCATCATCTCTTCCATGTCTACTTCGATCATGGCAGGAACGAAACCGTACGTGAAGTACCTGTCCGTGGCAGTATACATTTGTGTCTGTACGTTACTGAAGTTGATGTGGCCGTTAACGATACGTGTGCGCTTCTCAGCGAACTCCCGTGCCGTGTCAGAGACCATCCGCGCACTGGTACAGTTAAACGAAGGCATTGGGGCTAGTGTTTCAGCAAGATCCCGCGCTGCAACGTCCACCATGTTTGCGACAATACCCTTATCGAAGGGTCCTTCTGGGAAAAGATCAGGATATACATCCCGCATACGACCCTGCCGTACAGCGAGAACGTCCTGCATGCGCCCGTCACGGGCAGCGAACTGCGTTTTGATCCTGTTGTAATGTGCACGTATCTCCCTAAGTTGAGGGCTCCCACTACCGGGGCTAGCGTGTCCGTGATCCATGTGGCTCCTTTAGGTGCTAGGCACCCATCGGGGTGAATAGTTTGTTTAATTCTGCATCTACAAGATTAACTGTTGATTGGCCTTTAATATCCCAAGGCGTAGCGAAAGAGTTCTTCACATGACTACGAACAAAGTTCGAGTTCAACATTACGCGGTCCCTGCAGGCTAGTTCAGCGAACCACAGGGCCATAACAACGTCAGTCTTCTGAGACTTAGGTGCTGCTGGACTCCACGTAACCAACTGCTCTATCATGGCCTTCACGGCCTCCGAGTTTTGTGTTGAGGGTAACTCAATCAACTGGTGCTTGTCCTCCCACCCAGAAAACAGGGTAGTGAGGGATGCTACACCGAAGTCGGTGTCATGCTTATTCGATCCAGTGAAGTGGGGGCGGATAATCGTCCCTCTTGCTGCACAGTAATCATTCAACTCCTTGTCGTGAACAAGGAAGCCTTGGAAACCGTTCCGTTCAATGCGCCACTCAGAAACGTGATACTTGTCTGTGAGACCCTTAATCATGTCCCGCATGGCCTCAGGAGTGATACCGGGCTTGTTGTACACGTCAAGCACGTAGCGTTTGTTCGTTTTCACGTCAAGTCCCACAACGACCGCAGCCGTGTGACCTGAAGTAGCAGGGTCAAGGCCCGCCACAATAATGAGGCCATTCATTCCATCAGCCCGCTGGTTCACCATACCCTTAGGTATAGGTCCCACTAAACGGTTGCCGTTAATCGCTGCCTTGACGGATTCAGGGGAGAACACTGCGTCGTCAGAGACTTGCTGCTGCTGATAGACCATGGCCCACGCTTTAGGGGACACTCGTCTACGTTTCTTAGCCAGACGGGTACCATCCCACTTAGGATACAAGCCGTCCTTATCCTGCACCTGAGCATCAATCTTGACGCCAGCCTCAGGCTGATTCGTTCTAGGCCACAAAGTAACCCAGTCCTCCTCCTTGTCCTTAAACTCAAGAACAGCAGGCATAGACAAGTACGTCCACGGGGACTTCTCATCCGGGTAACGCGCATCATCCTGCAACTCACGGTACAAGTCCTTAGAAGACAAGCGAGTCCCCACCACCAGCATAGAACCATTAGCAGACACCCGCGAAATAACCTCAGACTGCAACCAGTTGATTTGCTTCTCATACTCGTGAGCGTTCGT